ATGCTAGATTGTCAGAAAAAGCTGATTATTTAGAAAATGCTGAAGAACAGATATGGGCTTTGTTTGCTAAATGGCAAGATAGAGAATGGAATGGGTCTGTTAATTACCCAGATACATTTGATATTAGAGATTGGGCTAACGACCTTACTTATTTACAAATGGCTAAAGCATCTGGCATTAAATCTGAAACATTTAACAAAGAAATAGATAAACAGATAGCTGAAGCAGTCATAGATGATAACGAAACAATCAAAACCATTAATGATGAAATAGATGCTACTAGAACAACTATAGGGCAGTTCCAGACTACAGAAGTTGAGGGTCAGACAGTTGGCGAAGAAACGTAAAGTTCCAAAAGATAAAAAAACCAAGATACCTAAGAAATATTTATCTGGGTTAAAGGGTGCTAAAAGGTCTATGAGGGCTAGTCTTATAAAACAAGTAAGTTCTTTATATAAATCTGGTGCAAGAATACCTTTAGCTTTGTTAAAAAGGAGAACTAAGGTATAATGGCAGTCAAAAGAAAACCTTTATCAGCTAGAGTTGTTGCTACACTAAAGACAAAAGCTAAAAAATCTAAATTATTTAACTTAACAGATTTAAAGGCTAGTTTTCGTAGAGGTCAAGGTGCTTTTCTTTCAAGTGGCAGTAGACCTAAGATACCTATGCAAGCGTGGGCTATGGCTAGGGTAAATAAACTAATCAGCCGTGGTAGGTCTGGTACATTCGATAAAGATATAATTTTAAGAGCTAGTAAAAGAAAGAGGAAAAAGAAATGACTTTTGCAAGTTTAAATAATGCACCTTTTGGTCTAGGGTTACAGCAAGGTCTTGTAAATAGATTTAGTGGAATACATAAGTTTGGTTTAAATACTGCTGTTGGTAGTTCTTTTGAAACTATTTGGGATGGAAATAACCTTTATACATATCCAAGTTCAGCAGGAACAGCCACCGCCACTTCAAGCGATACAGCATCTGATAATACTGGAACAGTAGAGATACAAGGCTTAGATGAGAATTATGATTTGGCTTCAGAGGTTTTAACAATAGGTGGAAGTGCAGGAACTACTACATTTAGCAGGGTTTTTAGAGCCTTTATGAAGACTGCTAATACTGGTAATGCTAATGTTGGAACAATAACAATTACAGTTTCTACAGTTGGGGTAGCTCAAATACAAGCAGGATATGGGCAAACCTTAATGTGTGTTTATACAGTTCCTAGAAACTATGTTGCTTATCTTATGCAAATAGACGTAGGAAGTTCTAAAGATTTAGAAAATGAAATAAGGTTTATAACAAAAGAAATATCTAATGGTAATGTTTGGAACACAAAAGCATTTGTTACAACTAGAGGTGGATTTATAGAAAAAAATTATCTTGTTCCAGTAAAGATAGAAGAAAAAACAGATATTGAGTTACAGGGCAAAGCTAGTGCAACTTCTGCTATTTCCGCAGGATTTGAGCTAATTCTGCAAGATAAAAATGAATGAATTTAAATTATGCCCTAAATGTAAATCTCATGCTCCAGAAACGGAATTAAAAGATGTTTTTAAGTGTGTTGTTTGTGGTTTAATAATTAACGAAAGATTAGACGATAGGAAAGAAGATGGCGAAGTATAGAGGTAGAGAAGTAAAACTAAACAAACCTTTTAGGCTATCTACTGCTGAATCAAAACGTAAAAAGTTTGGTGTATATGTTAAAAACAAATCTACTGGTAATGTTAAAAAGGTAACATTTGGTGCTAGAGGTATGTCTATTAAGAAGAATATACCAGCCAGACAAAAATCTTTTCTAGCTCGTATGGGCGGTGTTTTAAAAGAGGTAAAAGGGCAAAAGACGTTAAGCCCTGCATACTGGTCTATAAGGGCATGGAAAAAAGACTTTCCATTATAATAAATGTCCAGAATATTAGAAAAATTAGCTGACCAACATGAAGAAAGAATGATTAATGTCTTATATAGGTTAGAAGAAGACGTTATTAGGGAAGTTTCAAGAGCCACTAAAGGTCAATTAGTTTCACAAAGATTGGCTATACAATTACAACCAAGAATAAGAAATATAATTGAATCTACATTTTTAAATGAAGCTGATTTAATTATTAATGAAGAATACAATAAGATTGCCAAAGTTGTGTTAGATACGTTTGGCGAAATGCCTATACCAAATAAATTTAAAAGCCTTACAGAAGTTGACTTAGCTACAATAAATGCACTTAAAACCCAATCATTTAGTGGCTTTGAAGATATAGCCGAAAGATTTTTAAAAGTTATTAATGATGAAGTTTACCAAAGCACAATAGCAGGTAGACCTTTTGAGGATATGGTTAAGAACATAAGACAGCATATTAATGGGGTTTATCAAAAGTCTAATAGTCGTGAGATAAATGAATTAGTTGATTTTATTAACGAGAATAAATTTGATGAAAGTAAAAGAGTAGCAGTAGAAGAAGCTGTTAAAAAATTACAAACTCAATATGCCACAGATAGGGCAGGGAATAACCTAAGAAGATATGCAGGGCAAATAGCTCATGATAGTGTGATGCAGTTTCATGGACAATTTACAGTTTCAAAGGCTAAAGAAGCGAGATTAACTCATTATAGGTATACTGGCACTCTAGTTAGGGATAGTAGACCTTTCTGTCAGAGTATGCTAAATAGGGTATTAACCGAAACTGAAATTCGGGATATTTGGAACAATCAAGGTTGGGCAGGTAAATCTACTGGCGACCCTTTTATAGTTAGAGGTGGATATAGATGCCGACATACTTGGATTCCAACAGACCCAGAGTGGGATATATAGGAGACTTAAATGGAAGAAAACAAAGTAGAACAGACTACTGAAACAGTTGAAGAACAGCCAACAGAAGAAAATCTTACTGCTCAAGGCTTTACTCAAGAACAGGTCACGGAGATTGTAAAGAAACGATTGGCACAGGAAAGAAGCCAAATGTATAAAAAATTAGGTGTAGAAGATTTAGATATAGCTGTTAATGCTGTTAAGACACAAAGGGAATTAGAGGAAAAACAAAAAATTCAGAAAGGTGAATTTGAAGAAATCCTAAAGAATAAAACCCAAGAATGGCACAAAGAAAGGTCAAACTTGGAAAGCCAATTAAAAGATATTAAGATAAATAAATCATTATTATCTTCAGCATCTAAGAATAAAGCTATTAATCCAGACCAAGTTGTAAGCCTTTTACAGCCACAAATTAAGCTAAATGAAAGTGGAAATGTAGAAATACTTGATTCTAAGGGATTACCACGCTATAATTCAAATGGGGAACTCTTTACTACTGACGAGTTGGTGCAAGAGTTTTTAACACAGAACCCGCACTTTGTTGGTGCTACTCCTAGTGGCTCTGGCTCTGTGTCAAATGTGGATAGGACTGAACTCAATAAACCTTTAAATTTGAGTGATTTAGATATGACTAATCCTAATGATAGGAAGAAGTATGCTGAATACAGAAAGCAACGTGACTCCCAATCAAGAAGAATAGTTATTAACAATTAATTGCTATATATTTATAGGAGAAAAAGATGGCAAACGAAACAACCTCAACCACCATTTCGGAACTATATACCGAAATAGTCGCTGAAGCATTATTTGTGGCAAGCGAACAGTCAATTATGAGAAATCTTGTTAGAAACTACACTATTGTAGGCGGTGGTAAATCAGTAGAAGTACCGATTTACGGAACAGTATCTGCAAGTGCGGTAGCTGAAGCAACAGATTTATCTAACACAGCAGTAAACCCAACATCAGTAACTATAACAGCTTCTGAAGTAGGTATTATGACAACACTAACAGACCTAGCTAGAAACTCAGCATCAAGAAATGTTGCAGGGGATATTGGTAGGTTATTTGGTGAAGCCATAGCTAGAAAGATGGATGCTGATTTATCTGGATTGTTTACAGGGTTCTCAACAGAAAAAGGACCTGGAGCAGGTGCTGAACTAACAATACAAGATTTATTTGAGGCAGGTACAGAGTTAAGAACAGCTAATGCACCTGGACCTTACTATGGTGTATTCCACCCAAAGCAAATCTTTAACGTTAAAAAGGCTTTAACAAACACTTTTGCAGGAACAGCTAATATACCAGACTTAGGTAACGAAGCTATGAGAGCAGGTTTTGTTGGTCAAATAGCAGGAATACAGATATTTGAAAGCTCAAACATTTCTGTAGATGGTTCTGATGATTCTATTGGTGGTGTATTCTCACAAGACGCTTTAGGGGTTGCTATGATGCAAGACCTTAAAATTGAGTCACAAAGAGATGCTTCACTAAGAGCAGATGAAATCGTAGCCACAGCAGTTTATGGAGTTGGAGAACTTCATGACAGCTACGGAGTTAAGTTAACAGCAGATAGCTTAGCAAACTAATTTAACTAGGGAGGGAAACCTCCCTTTTTATCTATGGGGTTAAAATGGAAACTGTTAAATTAATTAATAAAAATGGCGAGATTATTGAAAGATTAAAGATACAATATGAGCCTAATATAAAGATTTGGACTGAAAGAGGTTGGTCACTTTATGATGGTAAACCTAAAGCAGAGCCAGTAGTTGAAACTAAAGGTGACCCAGAGTGGCAACCAGAAGTTCCTAAGAAATCAAAAAAATCTAAAAAGAAAGCTAAATAATGGCAACAACTGAATTTGGTGTAGCTAATACAGATTTACAGAAGATACAGCCAGATGTTTTAGGTTTTGGCATAGCTGATTTTGCTGACCAATTACAGTTCGCTGAAAATGATGTTCTAAGACGTATTAGAGAAGAATGGTGGGAAAGATATAGGCATCAAGTTAGATATAAGGACATTACAAAGATAACTTCTGTTGAAATGACCAATAGCAAGCTAACAGATGCACAATGGACACAATCAGTAGTTTATTTGTCTTTATGGAAGTATATTTACCCAATCTTAACTAAATGGCGAGACCCAGACACAGGTGAGGGCAAAGATACCTTTCAAGTACAGATTGATTTTTATAGGGATAGATACGAAGAAGAATTTCAAGCTATTTTAAGAGATGGTGTTGAGTATGATGAAGATGGTGGTGGTACTGTTTCGGATAGCGAAAAAGAAGCTCTGCACAGCCTAAGATTAGTGAGATAATGGAAGTATCAGCCAAGATAAATAATATTGAGGTTACAAACTTTTTAAAGAATATAACTCGAAAGCAAAAGTCAGTTATTGATAAAGGTTTAAAAAGAGTTTCAAATATGGCTGTTCTGATGATTACTAAGCGTACACAGAGCGGTAAACTGCCAGATGGTGGTAATATGAGACCTTATGCAAGTTCGACTGTCAGAGGGCGAAAAAAGAGGGGTAGGCAGACTGGTTTTGTAGACCTTACTGATACTGGTAAAATGTTTAGAAGTTTAGACTTCAGAACTGGTGGTATGAAAAGCACATTGTTTTTTGCTAATAAGGAAAGAGAAAAGATAGCGAGTTATCACGATACATTTGGTGTAGGTAGGCGAAAAATTAAAAGACCTTTTTTTGCTATAGGCGATAAAGAAGAAGATAAGTTAAGAGCAGAATTTGCAAAGTTTTATTTTAAAGAAATGAGATTATGAGCAAAAGGGAAAATATAGCTAGTAATATAATAACTGTACTTGATGCTGTAACAAGCCCTATTGAGTTTAAAAAGATTACTAGAGAGCCTTTTGAGGTTGAAGAATTAAGTGATGCTCAATTTCCTGCAATGTTTGTGCAATCTGGCGATGAAACAAGGGAAGTTCAAAGTATAGGCGATACAGGTTCTGGAACTTATAATGGCACAATAGATTTTTTAATTGTGGCTTTTGGCAAGGGAACAAATACAAATATTGATACAATTAGAAATCAATTAATTGAAGTTATTGAAGAAACATTAGATAATGATGTAACAAGGAATGGCAATGCTATAGATACCCAAGTTATCGAAGCATCAACAGATGAGGGAACATTATACCCTTATGGTGGTGTTAGAATGACAGCAAGGGTTTTCTATGAATACACTAGAGGGAGTGCATAATGGCTAAAGATATTAAAATGACTAAAGGTAAAAATACAATTACCATTACAGCAGAGAATT